ACGCCTAACATCGTCAACATCACAGACGTTGCGGTGGATCCTTCGAAGCCGCTCATTGAATCGATCGGTCGAACCTTTGAACAAGGCCTAGAGCTCTTGAGTCGAGTCGGCTTGAACGACGCCTTCCTCTTTGTTCGACGCTTCGAACAGTTGAGCGACGGACAAAAGTATCGGTTTCGATTGGCGAAGGTGATTGAATCGGGCAAGCAGTACTGGGTTGCAGACGAGTTTTGCGCCACACTCGACAGAGACACAGCCAAAATCGTGGCTTTTAACGTGCAGAAACTGGCAAGGCAAACAGGCAAGGCTGCGTTGGTCGCAACTACGCACACCGACCTCTTCAGAGACCTAAAACCTTCAGTGCACATTCACAAGCGATTCGGCAGAGAGATACGGGTTCGTTACTATCCAAACAAAATGAACACATCTTGTTCGCTAACCAAAGAAACGCGCGTTGTTGAAGGCACAAGACAAGACTACAAGAAACTGGCAAGTTTCCACTACCGCAGCAGTCAGTTGCCCCCTCCATACAAGATATTTGCCCTAAAACATCGAAACGAGCCAATTGGTGTCGTCGTGTACAGTTATCCACCAGCCATATGCCTTGGCAGACGAGCAGCACTAGGCAGAGTGGCATCCCTAACCGAGTTGAACAAAGACTTCGTTTGGATTTCGCGAGTTGTTCTGCACCCAAAATACCGCACAATCGGATTAGGAACCCTTCTAGTCAAGAAGACTCTGCCCTTGATTAACCGTCGTTACGTGGAGACAATAGCCGTCATGGCCAAATACAACCCCTTCTTCGAAAAGGCTGGAATGACCAAAATCGCCCAAAGAAAACCACACAAGAGCATACTGAAGGCAGTAGAGAAACTCCAAAAACTCGGATTCAATCCAGTTTTTCTTGCCTCTAAACAGATGAACCTGCAAGTGTTGCAGAGCATGAATCCAAAGCAAATTGCACAAGTGAAGCAAGCCCTACTCAACGTCTCCAACATCTACTACAAACGATTAGCTGCTAAAGGTCAAGCATTTGTAAAACGAAAAGACTTTGAAAAAACCCTCAAAACGGCTACGCTTGAGAAACTAGCGCAAATGCTTTCCGCCCTGAGCGTATTAACCCAGACGAAAGTATACCTATTCTGGAGAAATCCTAGGGGTTTAGATAACTAAAACAACAATAATTCACGAAGCCAGTTAGGTGTTTCTCTTTGCACACACATACATGAAAGACGTTTCTCTTAAAACTAATTCTATTTACAACGCTGCGTGCTGCCGCACTTAACTTCTAAATGTTTGTTCCTCTTCAGACATATTTCTATCCGCGTCACGTTAGGTTGAGCATAACGTTTCGCTCTATGAAACAACTGATTTATTAAGTTTTACGATATAGTTTCTCTTGCAGCCACAGTCAGAAGGGTGGGCAACAAAATGTATGTAGACGTTTGGAACGTAATCGCTAAACAAGAACGCGAATTAAACAGCATACAAAAACTGTGGAAGCTGAAGTTGATAACACCGAGCACAGAAGTGGCATTTTTCTTGGCTTACTACAAGGTTAGCAACGCCGTGTTGAAAACGTTGCTTAAGACAAAGGTTCGCTTACAAGCCCTCCTTAGGAGAATCTGAAAAGTAATTAAGAAGATGTAAGAGCCGCCATGCGCCAAACCCCTCGACCCACCCATCTCCCCTCGTATATTTTGCTCGCACGTCAGCGCCAATTGATCAGGATTTTGTTGTAGGCGACAGTTCTCCTTGTCCCTTTTCTTCTATAGTCAAGTCGAAACCCATCTTGACTAACATGCGCCTAACCTCTTCAGGGCGAACGTACTGCACACCGTACTGAGCCGAAACCTCAGCCAACTTGACAATATCAGCTGCGTTGATTCGAGGGCGCTCGGGCACACCCCAATTGAGTCTGCAATCAGCTTTTTTCGGGTCAAAACCAGCCTGAGAAATAACTGGCACAAACACTTCACGTTCTATTATGCGCTTGATGAAACGTTGCAAGGCTAGAACCTTACGCTCAGCCATGTCCAATGCTGCACGAGCAGATGCTTCGGTGAAGCCTGGAGAAGTGAACAATTTAGGCAGCGGAGTCTGCCCTCCAAGGTATATTTGATTCATTATGTGCTCCACGTAGGCTTCATAACGTGCTCTCGGGTCAATAGCCACTGTTTTCACGTCTGCGTCGGCTCGATCACAGACGAAGCGGGCTCCAGCCTTGGGCTTGGACCTGATTAGGCGCTGAAACTCGGCTAGGCGTTCGGCGTTGACGCCTGGAAACAGCCAGAGTTCGTCTGGTCCAGCGTACTTCTCAAAGATTTCTGGCATCACTTTCTCGATACGGGTCTTCATCTCTAAGAAGCTCTTGCGCGTTTCACCCTTGAATGACAGTTCTTCGAGCAGAACCTGTAACACGCCTGTGCCGAAAGCGCCAAAATTAATTGGGTTCCATTTGAAGTGAATGATTTTCTCGGGTTGAAATGGTGTCTTGACGCCACCATAAAAGTAATTGTAGACTCGAACCTCACCTTTTTGGTCGCGCACAATCGCCTTAGAGTCTTCAAAGCCCGTTAATGGCAGAATCTTCAAGTGCTGCAAATCATCGGGTTCCAACTTTAACCAGAAACTGTTTCCGCAAGCAACTATCTCTCGGGCGCCTATCTGCAGCAAGCCATCTAAGTTGACTGCTTCGCAGAAGTCGTCCACGACCGCCTTCGCTTTCACTGCATCTACATAACCGGCGTTGACGGTTGTGAAGAAGCCCACGCCAACCGTTTGGTCGGCTAAGAAGTCAACGAAGGCTTTGCAGGCTGGGTCGTGCAGGTATGCGCCTATCAAGTCGCTGAAACTGATTGTTGGCGCTTCGCCTACTGTCTCACGCCAGGCTGGTAAGAGTGTGCCATTTCTGCTTCGGGTTTGTCGTAGGCCACCATAGAATTCTCGCATTTTCTTTATGACATTGCTCAACTGAGATTTCGCCCAGAATGAAAAGTGACTGAACCACTTTTAAGTTAGAATTAGCGTTTAGGCTGAATATCGCTTATTGGCTAATAATCTCTTATGAATTGGTAGTCTCGATGTTCACGCTGAGGGATTCTATCAACTACACCGTGGCTGCCCCAACTTTTTGGCTCAGTGTTTCGACAAACTTGACAACCAGTTGTACGCTCTCCTCTAATTTCCGCTCGTTGACACCATCAATTGTATCCTTTTCTGTGTGTATCCAGTCGGTGAAGGGAATCACGTTCTTCTTTATTGGATTGTGAAACACCCTTCTAAGTAGCATATGTGCAATGTTTGCTCTTACTGGATTGAAACGGGAGATTGCGCATGTTCGAAACTTCTTTTCTACAAACTGTGCGTGATCGCTTGAACCACTCCAGTCTTCTTCAAGGGGAAACTTAAGCTCCGAGCAGACGTTGACAACGATGTCGCACAACATTGGGTCGGAATATTTCTTGAAGATTGTTCCTAAACCTTTGTAGACGAAGAATTTCTCGCCACGTCCAACGCAATCTATGTTAAAAACATATGTCCGATCTAAGTCTAGCTCCTTTAGGTGTTTGTTGACCCACTTCCTGCTGCCAAACAGACCTCTCTCTTCTGCAGCAAAGCACGCAAAGTCAACTCTCAAATTCAATTTCTTGCTTTGAAGCCTTCGAGCCGTTTCCATCATTACGGAGATGCCGCTGGCGTTGTCATCTGCACCGTAGGAAAACTTGTGAGTAAGAAAGTAGGGGACCCAAGAATAAGTTAGCAGAAGTATTCCGCAGGCAAACACAATAACATAGACCAACCAAACAATGCTCCATACGCCTATCATTCTCGGACTTAATTCAAGCAAAGAAATATAGTTAAACGAGTCGACCGAAAAGAGATAAATCCCCCTTAGAAAAAGGATAACAACGTAAATGAAGAAAGCGAGAAGGAAGAATGGCATAAGGTTCGTAAAGGTCTTCTGATGTTTTTGGGCAAATTTGCTCATAACACGGGAACTGTCGTAATGTCCGCAGAGGATCAATCGATCTTTCTGTTCGGGGTTCATTGTAGCTATAACATTTATTGACTTGTCTCTGGCGAGGCGTAGCGAGAGTCTAGGCAAAATTTTGGCTATGAACGCAAGGAATACAATGATAAGTAGGGCCACTGTCATGGGGTGAATCAGCCATGATGTAATAATAAAAATCAGAAGCAGCCAAGGAGTAACCACGCTTAGCATCGCCAAGTATGATTCCGACTTGATGTATTCTGTTTCCTCCTTTTCTACCTTGCAACCTAGGTTTTCGAATTCTCGGGAAATCAGTTCATGTGCATCTTTCTCACCCTCAGTTCCAGCGTAACGTGTTCTGCCGGCTATTTTCTTAAGGAAGGACATTGTTGACAAGTTAATACACAACCCTAGCCTTTTCAGCATCCTTTTGTTTCATATCAGGCTTACGCTTTTATGTTTTTTAAAGCATCTCCCTGAAACTAATGCGATGCCTTGCCTTATGCCTACACGTTGATTGAGGTGGATGCTACATACAACGAGAATGACGTTTACCTAAAATAACGATAGCGCTTTCAGTCCTTGACAGTCTCTGAGCAGTTCCAGCAGCATCCGACCCTTTTCTGTTAATCTATAGTATTTTGCTGGCAAGAAACCATTTTCCTCAACCCTGTCAGGTTCAAGCAAGCGAATTTCTAGACAGTAGCGCAGGTAACGATAGAGTTTTTTGATGTCAAACCGCTGACTGCTGTGATAAACCTGATAGACGTTTCTGGCTTCTCGCCTAAACAATGCTAAGAAACGGATGACCTCCAAGAAGTCACAAGTCCTGCTTCCTTTTGGGCGACCCTCCTTGCACAGTAACCCTGATGGCGCATTTGGGTTGGAAGCAAAGAATTGTTTCACGCTTTGCTGCGTTTCACTTGGCAATCAAGGTCACCCTTAAAACAATTCCGCAGAGACTCTATTCTGCATTTTCGACAAATCTCTGCTACACGCTGTCTATGCGCTGAGTTTTTCGTGAGACAGAAAAGTTGTTAGTCGGAGAAGCCTTCTTCAGCAAGAGATTTAAAACAAAAACACATTTCCATGTAAAAGCTATAGTAGTGTATCTCGATTTCAGGGGAGTTTTGCCCATTACAAATTGGCGTTTTTCTTGTGCAAACAAATGTTTGTTCAGGCGTCTTTTCGCTTAGGCGTTATGGTGATTATCAAACAGTCTTGTTCTCGGCGGGCATCTACATCCAAGTCTTTGTTTAGGAAAGGCTGCAGTATCTCATGCAGGCTCTTAGGAATGTTAAGAGAATAGACTGTGTAGGAATACTCTGACTTTCCATAGTACCTTTTTTTCACCTTTCTCCTCTGCAGACGAGTCGTGCCTTGACGCCTCTTTTCTCTCAATTCCTAAGCATTGACTGTTTAAAAAAGATGCGAAGAATGAAACACTCGCTTCTCATGAGAGAGTGATGGCTGAAACTATCAACCTTCAAAACCATGTTTGGTTTGTGCACTAATTCTCGTTTTTAAACTGAAAAGTGACTCTGCTTTTGTGGAGGCGTATATTGATTGCCTTGGGAGGAAGACAACGACTACATACGCAGCGGTCACCGTAATCAAGACGAGTTCAGACCAGACACTTTCAGAACCTTCACACTGAGTAGTGAAGAGGGAATCAAGGCTGTCATAGCCAAGCCAAAAGGTAAAAGCACAATGGAGGTGGCGAGTTACCTCTTTGAAAAGAGCAAGGGCTGGACGCTTGAAAAGGCAAAAGAATGGTTTGAACAACATCAGCGCAAGGACAAAGAGTCTCTCAAGTGGTTAGGCGAAATCAAACACACGCCAGACTCGCGCAATCTCATCCACGGAAAGGCGCTACATCCAATTCGCACGGTTCACCCAGAAGAATGGCCGGAAGTACGCGAATATTTGGAAGAGGAACTCTGTCGATCTGCACCTACGCTGGTTGGAAAACCACTTTTTCTTGACCATCATCGTCCGTTACGAGGCGAGGTGTTGACTGCTGAATATAAGGATGGCGCCATAGAATATGCAGCCAAACTCGTTGACCCTGAGGTCCTCGGCAAGATTAGGCAAGGCAAAATCAAACACTGTTCAGTTGAGTTTGAATGGGGCTCTTTGGAACGAGTTAACGGTTTTTCACCTAGAAACATCATGTTTACTGGGCTCAGCCTGCTCGAGAATTTTGAACCCGGCGACCCTCTCACGACGGTTGAGGTTTGGGAAGCCATAATCGCAGAGTTGAAAGAGGCAAAACAAGCGAGCGCGGAACCCAACGAGTTTATTTTCTATTTGGTAGAGGATCCGGCTGCGTTTTTGGAAGAGAGGTTCAGCAGCGTTTGGGTTGACCAAACAAACGGCATACAAGGCTTATACGGTTATTTGCGTGAAAGGCCAGATTCGCCTCAACCAATGGCTCTGCTTTTCATGAAAGCTAACGGTTGGACCGTTGAAAAAGTTCAGAGCTGGTTGCGTGATCATCCGCAGTATGTGAGGCAAGGTCAGCTTCAACCCGTTTCAACTGGGGTAGGAATCAAACCCACAACCCTCACAGTGGAAAAAAGAAAACCTGATCTGGTTGTTGAGGCAATTCTGCCGTCTGAAACCGAGCATTTGCTCTCACTTTCAGGTTTGGTGAGCAAAAGGGAGGTTCTTGAGCTTTTGCCTGAAAGGGTGCCGATTCATTGGGGTTATGGTCCAGCTGAGCTTGTTCGAAGGTTGAAGAGTAAGCTGGAATGATCGATTGGAAGCATCAATTCATTGTCACTTTGTGACCGGGAGTAGCCGCGATGGAACGGTGAAACCGAAAAACATGGCATGAGGAGAGAAAAATACTAAATGACTGACTTGTGGCCTGATGCCGAAGTTGGCGAAATGATAAGCGACGGCACAGTGTTGAGCTTTGAGGCTGCAGGCGCCGTAACGAAAGGTAAAGCGGTTTATCTGAGCGCTGACATGAAGGTCAGCCAGTGTTCAGCTGCAACCCAGTACGCTTTAGGCATTGCTTTGAAGACCGTTGCACTTGGCGAGTTCTGCCCTGTCTGTGTTAGAGGCGTGGTCAAGGTGACAGCTGGCGGCGCGATTACACGAGGTGCTCAGGTTCAGACCGACGCAAACGCAAACGTCATCGCTTTGGCTGATGGTTCAGCTACATATACAGCCTCAGACATTCCCGACAGAATTGCTCGGGCTTTGGGTGTTGCTCTGCAGACGTTCGCCAATGGTGACTCTGGGCTCGTCTTTGTTGACAAAGCCTGAAGGAGCGAACGGTGCATGGTAGAGAACAAGAATGTGTTGAAAGAAGCCATAGTGCATGACCCGGAACTCGGCGACTACCACTGGAACACTCTTGTCGAGAAGGCTAAATCAAACCTCTTTACAACGCGCTATTGTTCCAGCCTTGTTAAGGAAGGTATCCTCAGCGACATAGCTGGCGCCTTGGGGCGAATGCACGACGTGGTTATTGATGCTGCTAAGCCTACTCTAATCGGCAGAGAAATGATTTGGGTGTTGCCAACCGACCAGCCTCTTGTGCGTTTTCCTAAGGCTAAGCTGGCCAAGGCAAAGCAATCAGCCGAATTTGCAGAAACCTGGTTCTATCCTGAAAAAAGTGACACAAGCGACGTACAGGCAACCATTGAAATCCGAGCTGGCGGCGAATGGAGCAAAAAGTATGTTGAAGACGCCAACTGGAACGTCATGGAACGTCAAGCGCAGGAGGTGGGTAGAGCCATAGGCGAGTTGGAAACCGAAAAAGTTTACGCTTTGTACACGGGCATTGCAGATGCAGACTTGGCTGGAGGCGCCGAAATCAACGGTGCAGGAACGCTTAACTGGGCTGGAGTGGTCAGCTTCTGGAACACCGTGCGCAAGGAGAACTTCAGCGCTAAGGTGTTGGTGATTCATCCAGAGCAGGCAGCTGATTTATGGCAAGACGACAAGTTCATACACAGCTTTTACTTCGGAAAAGAAGTCGATGTGCGGAGAGGCATTCTTGGCGAAACCTACTTGGGCATGAAGATTCTGGTGAGCACCAAAGCAACGAACGGAACGGTGATAGCAATTGACACGGACGTTGCATCCGTCATGCTTTTGCGCCGAGACATTCTCACAGAGCCCTTCGAAAACCCAAGAGAGGACCGTTACGGTATTGTCGCCAGCGAACGCGTCGGCTTAGGCGTGTTAAGAAGCAAGGCTGTGGCTAGAGGAACAGGCTGGTAAGCACAACACTACGAGCATGTACGTAGTGGCCTCACCTTCCATGTTTTTGACTCTCAAAATTCCGAGACAAGTGATGTGATGTAACATGACTGTTGAGTGGGGTAAGTATCAAGACGCCTACAAGGCGATTTGGGAGAAATTGGATGCTTTAACAAAAGCCTTAGACTCGATGGCACAGGATGCGCTTCGGGTAAAAACCGTTTAGGCTATTCGCCACGGTTGCCCACAGTTTGTGAGCGACCTGCTGCCAGCCACTGATGGACTTTACCTCGGAACACTGGGTCCTCCTGCAAGACGTTGGAATGCGGCTAAACTCTTATTTGAAACTATTAATCCCAAAACTACAGGAGCCTATTCTTTAGGTTCAGTTAATTTTGGCTGGCTAAGAGGAATTTTTGAAGCAGTAGCTGGGTCTTCTAAAAAAGGTCAAATCTGGATGGGGTTTGACACCACATATTATCCTTTTATATCACTTCAATATCAAGAACCTGTCGGAACGTCTAAAACAGGTTATCGGCTTAGAAATATGGCTGGTCAGTTTTATTTTGAAGCATTAGTGGGCGGCACAAGTCAAAGAACTATTTTTTGGAATAATTGGAGTGATGATATACCAGAGGATAGAGTTACTCAATTCAACACAGCGTTAAATCCAATGGAACATGCAATGTATGATTTAGGCGGAGTATTAGGCGCTGGTCAATGGATAGGTCCAAGGTGGAGAGACGCTGCACTTGCGGGCTTCTTTCTTATGGGCGATATTACAAGCCGAGGACTTGAAGCCCTACCAGACGTGAGTGACCCTGTTGAAGGCGAAAAATATAGAGGCTCAATGATAATGGTTAAGGGTGATGGGGTAGGAACAGCTGACACTGTTTATGTTTGTTTGATGTCTGCTACTGGTAGTTACTCATGGCTTCCAATGGTGAGTGGATAAAGATGCCTACAAAAATTGGTTACGCTGAAGGCACATGTTCCGTCTGTGGAAGGCTAATCATTCGCAAACGCCCAGCAGACCACGCAGTCTGCGACTGCTACCGTTATTGTCCACTCTGCACCCCACCATACACCGTGCCTATGACATCCTTCCAACCCGACTTGACGCCTTCAACCTACGGAAACGAGAAAGCTCACGATGTCAAGGGCGGAGGCGCCGAACCTCCAGAATGGACCACAGAAACGTTGTTTGTGTGCTATGATCATTCGCCACCGTACTATAGCAAGCAGAGACCAGTTGAAGTGAGGTTGAAGTGAACAACGAAGGCAGTGACCTGAGCGAGGAAAAAACGCAACTTCAGACTAGGTTAAAGATAGAGGGAACCATAGACAAAGCGGTTTTCGAAGAGTTCAAACACATACTAGCCCAAGAGGTTCAGCAAGCGGAGATTGAAGACAAAGCAGAGCCAACAGTGAGCCAAGTCCTAGAAATGCTGCTGAGAAAAGGCATCAAAACATACAAAACCGAAAAAAGAGACAGAAAACAACGCACCGAACAAACATAAAACTCTATACTTTGAGGTGTCTGCTGGATACGCAGCACGAAACGCACGAAGACTGAAAGGTTTTTGCAGCCACACTTGACAGCAAAAATATATTTTTAGTATGTTGTCCGACATGGTTTAAGAGGTTAGGCGCTCGATTTTTGGTTTGAGCGTGGTTTTGTGGCGAGCGTTTCGGCTGATGATGTGCGTGACACGCTTAATGTCTCTGTTTCTGACATCGCCGATGCCAAGGTCTTGAAGATGGTGAAGAAGGCGGAGGTCACATTGGAGTTGGAGACAGGTCGCAGCATGGATTACAACAACTGCACAGACGAAGAAGCGCTTTTCATAACCAACCTAGCAGCCATCTACGCCATCTGCTACCTGACGGGAGGCTCAGCCACAGGGCTCAACTTTACGGTTGGAAACCAGCGAGTTGATGTGCTCGAGAAGGCGCCTCCACTTGAAGCCTTGCAACAAGAAGTCGAACGTGTTTTGAACAGAATTCGAGGCGCCACACTAAAGCGTGTTTGAGAGATGGGAGGAAAACTGGGACGTGACACGCTTCGAACAATTTCTGCGGCGAGAAGGCGAAGACATAACATGGCACAAGCGACAAGAAGGCTCAGTTGACCCTGAAACAGGCGACCGTGTAATTACATGGACCACAGAAAGCATCAGGGCTGTTGTTCACTCGGTTTCCACCAGTGAAATCGTGGCTGAGGCAGGATACACAAGCGAAGACTACATTCGAATTTTTGTCACTTCTGACATCAAACATAAGGACAAAATAACCTACAATAGTAGAGAATACGAGGTTCTGCCGCCTGAATCTGTCTATTTTCGCGGCGTTCTTGAACACCGCACTGCGTTGTGCAGGAGGCTGGTTACCTAATGCCTTTGGCTTGGGACAAGAAAACTGGAGTGGCACCGGGGGCAGAAACCACCATTGTATCGTTTCAGGTGGATGAAGGCAGACTTGTCAAATTAGACGGCTTCATCGCCTTTGGCACATGCGCCGCCATATATCGACTGTATGCGGACAGTGAGGTCAAAGCCAGCTACATGACCAGTGAAGCCGACCGCAACGCCTACGTCATCTTCAGAACCGAACACGTCACAGGACCCAAAACAATAGCGGTAAAAGTCCTTCACTTCATTCCAGCTGCCCCAGGCGAAGGACAAGACTTCGAGGGAACAATTCTAGGAGGATAAAAAGACAGATGGGAGTTTCGAAGCCTTTTGACGAGCCGTTTGCCTCTCGTGAACCTGGAGACATCTACCTAGCGCGCTCTACTAGTGAAAAAGCATCGGTCACTGCTATTCCGCTCGACCATCTCAAACGCTTGATATTACCAACAAACGTGCCCGTTGCCAACTCAGGCGGCATGATTGTTCCATACGAGGGCGGCTACGCCATTCTAGCATTGCTGTCCAAGAACGACGCCTTGGCAAAAGACGTGCTAGACAAGATGGTGACACTTCAAAACGCAGACGGCTCTTGGTATCAGCAGTATTATCCTTACACACCCTTTACCCAATACGAAGACCGAAAGGTGGACAGCGGCACAGCCCTAATGGCATGGGGTATGGCTGACTACGACGCCCGCAACGCCACAGTCACCTACAAGACCGCTTGGCAACTGGCAGCCGAGTTTCTTCACACTTTAGAATGGAGCCTCACTCCCTCAGCCAGCCTCCTCAAAAACCAGGTGATAAACGGCACAGTAGAGGATGTTGCCTTCGCAGCCGATGTCGCAGAGGTCATATTTGGTTTAACTCGAGGACTAGACGCCTACGGCGCAACAGTTTTGGACTCAGCTGGACACAGCGTAAAAGACCTTATAATGAGGCTTGTAGCAGGCATCGACGGTTACATGTGGCGCCCCGCCGACTATTTCTACCAGACTGAGTATCCGCTTGGCGCCCAGAGCCAAACCAAACCAGGCGTTTACATAACCTTCAAACAACTGGTCACGTACACGCAAGCACTAGTTGCTTGGGCTTTGAAAAACTGGGACGACAAATACGGCACGCCGGGTCAGCACACTCAAAATGTTTCAGACGCCCTCGACCGTGTTGTTGCAGTTAACCGAGGAAGATGGGGCGGCTATCTGGTTCATCCAATGTATGAGCCAACTGACCCGCCTGAGGAATACGCACACTATGCAGCGCTGATGAAAACCGCCATGGAAAATGTTAGCGCTACAAGATATGTCCGACACATCGACGAGGCTCTCAAGTTCATGCGCTGGTGCACTCTTTCCAACGGAGCTGTACTCGACTGCGTCTGGCCTGAGGGACGCTGTTATGTCAACCCCAACGCTCGTGGACCCTTACTCGTGTCCGCTGCAACCTGCATCCTAGCAGGAGCGTGACCACAACGTGAGTGTGGAAGACCCCAAGACAACTCTCCTAAACCTGATCAAAAACAACATTGCATTGACAAAAGACGACAACCTCACGCCAGCAACGGTCCATGTGAGCCAAGAGTGGTTCAACAGCCAACTCTTCAAAGACTTTGACGCCCAAATCACAATAGGCTTAGCAGATGGCTCCATGGAAAAACTCAACGTAGGCGGCTCATGGGTTCGCCACAACGACCGCTACCGCTTAACAGGTTGGAGCATCGACAAAACTGACGTAACAGGCAAAGAGATGCGCTGGAAGATAAGGCGTGAAATAGAACGCATCATTCGGGCTAATCGGAAGAATCCTGGCGGCAACCTTAGTTTTGTTGACATCCGAGGCGTCTCTGAAAGCGAAGACACCGCTTCTAAACCGCCTTATTGGAAGGTGGAAGTCACGATTACAACGCATCGTTATGTCAAGACGAGTTAAAAAAAGGAGGAATGAATAAAAAATGTCTTCAACAGTCTACACGGGCGAGGAAGCCAAGGTATACTACGTGGAAGAAGCAACATACGGCACGACGCCCACAAACCCAGCAATGCTCTGCATCGGCGTGATACAAGAGATAGAGCCAGCGCTCGACCCGAGAAACATCGTGTTGCGTGGAATAGGCTCCAGAAACGTCAAAGCCATACGAAAGGGACTGCGCCACATAGACCTCAAACTTGTCTACACACCGCAGAACTGGGACTTCTTCAACTACACCAGGTCGCTGAAATCAACAAGCGTCGAAGTCTACTATGAAAAAACCAGCGGGATAATCAGCCTAAACCACAAGGGTTGCAAGGTTGACAGAGCTAAAGTGGAAGTCTCCATCGAAGACCCAGTCAAAGTGACAATGGACCTAATCGGACAAGATGTGGCGGTTGCAACAGCCAAGATCGGAGCCAGCTACGAACCCGAGCCCTCAACGAATCCTCTGACTGGAAGCGACTGTTCCATAAGCAAGGCTGGAGTGGAAATCACGCGTTTCAGCGACTTCAGCTTTGAAATAACAAACAATCTCAAACGGCAACCAGTGATAAGGGCGACCACGCCCTATTTGATTAAGAGTTTGCCTGAGCGTCACGAGGTTCTGCAGGGTTCCATTCGAGCAGACTTTGAGTCTAAGGCAGAGCTTGACGACATACTTGCTGACACAGAATTCACACTGCTCTTCAACATCGGTGGAACAAACTTCTCGTTCACGGGTTGCAAGTGGAAGTCAAGCCGTTTGCCGACTAAGATTGAGGACACAGTGGCTCAGACGCTGGAGTGGGAAGCCAAGGGCTTAACAATTTCTTAACCGAGGGAGCACAGTCAACAATGAGAACAGAAACCATTGAAGTGGACAAGCGATTCGGTGAAGAATACGCTGGCAAATATGTTTTCAAGGAAATCACTTGGATGAAGAGAAGCAGAATCATCACCAAACACACCAAATATCATCCAACAACTGGACAAATCGTGAGCAGCGACCTAGCAGCCATCCAAGCCGAGACAATTTGGGCAAGCTTGAAAGAGCAGCCAACCAACAAACCAGTAACGTTAGAAAGGTTGCTCGACGAAGAAAACGGCATACCAATCGAACTTGGCGAAAGGTTTAGCATTGTTGTTAACAAGCTCTGCGGCTTATCAGCGGAGGAGGCAAAAAACTCGTGAGGGCGATGAGACGCGGCAGAGCGCATCCAAGCCTAACGAGGTTTCGACTTTGCAAAGAATTCAGCTGGACGCCAGAGCAACTGAATCATCAATCAGCCAAAACCATCGAAGAGTTCGTTGTCATCTTAAACGAGATGGACCACCAGACTGAAGAGGAAGTTGAAAAGGCAAAGCGAGGCGCACGATATGTCGGTTGAGATGGAGTTTCAGTTTGAGGGTCAAGGTGAGTTTCAGTTGAAAATGGAAAGCATAGACGCCTCTGTAAAAGCACGCGTCCAGCAACGACTTGAAGAATTTGCTGAAGCGATAAAAGAGACGGCTCAACGCATGGCGCCCGTTCGCACAGGCTATCTGCGCTCAACAATTTTTACCGAAGCTGCCGAATGGACGGTGAAAGTTGGAGCCTCAGCGCCCTATGCTGCTTACGTGGAGTTTGGCACCCGTTTCATGCACGGTCGCCGTTTTCTTTCTCAGGCTGTGGAGACGCATCGTCCTCAATTAGTCGGCATAGTTAGTCAAGCGGTCAACGAAAGCATTGTGGAGGCTAACCGATGAGCTTTCACGAGATGAGCGTTGTCATTCGCGCCGTTAATCGAGCTAGCAGCGAGTTTGGACGTGTCAGTGCCGATGCTCAAACCATGGCTGAGAGGGTCAGAACCGCTGGAACAGTCATGGCTGGTTTGGGTGCTGCCAGCCGAGCAGTGGCAGTCTTGGGGCATCAGTTTGGTTTCTTGACAGCTGAGCAAGAGCGTTGGTTGGCAAGCATGAGTTATGTGGTCACTGCCTTAGGCATTTTCTTGAGGTCCAGTTGGGGTGTTGCAGTGGCGCAGAAAGTGTATGCGGTTGCCACAACCATCGCAGCTAAGGTGACTTGGGCTTTCAACGCCGCCTTAGCCATGAAGATTGCGTTGTTAACCCTAGGTGTGGGCTTGGTTGTGGCAGCCGCCGCCTACATGGCTTGGTTGGCTTCGGCGACAAGAGACGCGGCTTCTGCGCAGGAGGAGTACAACACCGCCTTGTCTAGACAGGAGAGCGTTGGAAGAAGTCGTGGAGAAGAGGTGCAGTATGAGCGAATCGCGCGGCGAGGCGCCTACTATTAATTTTGGTTGTGAGAACGGCGATGTTTCATGATGTTTCACAAAGCCGCTTTGTTCATGCTCCTTCCGCTTAGGAGGTCCTTTATAGTGAGCCTCGGTTATCCCCAATGCAGAATTGACATCTTTCGCGGTGTCAAACATTTTGACGACGTGTTCGCAAGCGGTTGGACTGTGAGTCAAGGAACATTAACAACTGATGGCAGAATCGGAACATTAAGCATTGGCGCTTCTTTTCCTTCGGCTTCTATGAAGAAAAGTTGGAGTTTCACCACAACTACACATCGTTACGCCGTAATAAAGTGCACAGAATTGACGGGTGCATTGTGGAAGTTTGAGGCTCAATTGGCTGGTGTGGTCAAGTCTTCAAAGACCTTCACTGATACTGGAACTAAAACGGTTGACTTGCAGTACGACGGCGTGGAAAATCCGCCTTATTTAGGCGACATCGACGAGATTGTCTTGACGGTGAATGGAATAGCTAGCGACATGGTGAAGTTTGATTTCGTAAAGGTTTGCGAGAAAACCATGTTGACACCATCCAACGACCTCGATGTGGTTGAGTTGAACGTTCACTTGGCGGTCACAGAAGAAGTAGGCTCAGTCAACTGCCTAATCCAAAACTTCGACGCAAAGTACACAGACCAAATCACCG